CGGAGAATCTTGTCCTATTCTATCTGAAGTTAGAGGATGGTTTAAAGATCCCAACTTGGAAGACATGGGCAGAAAATATTGGAAAAAAAGATCATACATTTTCCAAGGTTTTGTTAAAGAAGATCCTCTGAATGAAGAAAACAAATCAGCAAATCCAATTAGAAGATTTATTATTGGACCACAAATATTCCAAATAATAAAAGGAGCTCTAATGGATCCTGAAATGGAAGATCTTCCTACAGACAAAATCAACGGAGTTGATTTTAAAATTGTTAAAACCAGCAAAGGTGGATACGCAGACTATTCAACTTCTGCTTGGTCAAGAAAATCCAGACCATTAACTGAAGATGAAAACAAAGCAGTGGAAACACATGGTTTGTACAACATGAGCGATTACTTGCCTAAAAAACCAACTGAAGTTGAGTTGAAGGTAATGAAAGCAATGTTTGAAGCATCTGTGGATGGTGAAGCATATGACTTGGAAAAATTTGGACAATACTTTCGTCCAGCAGGCATGTCATCCAAAACTGGAGACCCTGTGATTAACACCAATGTTAAAGCCGAAACACCAAAGCCAATAGAAGTATCAACAGCAAAAGTTGAAGTTAAAACTGAATCTGTGGCTGCAACTGCTCCCAAAGCAGAAAGCAAAAGCAGAGCTGAAGATATTTTGGCAATGATTAGGTCTAGACAAAAACAATAAAGAGTATATATTGTAGTGGAGAGTTTGAATATTCTCCACTACGAACAAACAAGAGGAAAAATTTATGGCTACCAAGGCTTTCGACATATCGAAATTTAGAAAAACATTAACCAAATCCATTGAAGGATTAGGATTGGGATTCAATGATCCCACAGACTGGATCTCCACAGGCAACTATGCACTGAATTATTTGATGTCAGGTGATTTTGAAAAAGGTATACCACTGGGCAAAGTCACAGTGTTTGCTGGTGAATCAGGATCAGGCAAATCATACATTGCTTCGGGCAACTTGGTAAGACACGCACAGAAACAAGGCATATATGTGGTGTTGGTGGACACAGAGAACGCACTGGATCAAAACTGGTTGCAGGCATTGGGTGTGGACTGTGATGAAAAAAAATTATTAAAATTAAATTTAAGCATGATTGATGATGTGGCCAAAACCATATCCACATTTATGAAAGAATACAAAACAGAACATGGAGACAACAAAGACACTGCTCCTAAAATACTGTTCATCATAGACAGTTTGGGCATGCTGATGACTCCCACAGATGTGAATCAATTTGAAGCAGGAGATATGAAAGGTGACATGGGTCGTAAACCCAAAGCACTCACAGCATTGGTGCGTAATTGTGTGAACATGTTTGGCAGTTGGAATGTGGGATTGGTAGCAACCAATCATACGTATGCTTCACAAGATATGTTTGATCCAGATGATAAAATATCAGGTGGTCAGGGATTTGTGTACGCCAGTTCAGTGGTGGTAGCAATGAAAAAATTAAAATTAAAAGAAGACGAAGATGGCAACAAAGTAACAGATGTGAGAGGTATTAGAGCTGCTTGTAAGATAATGAAAACAAGATTTGCCAAACCTTTTGAAAGTGTGCAAGTGAAAATTCCTTATGAAACAGGCATGGATCCCTACAGTGGATTGGTGGAACTGTTTGAAAAAGAAGGCATATTGACAGCATCTGGCAACAGATTAAGATATGTGGACCTTAAAGGTGTGGAACACTTGGAGTATAGAAAAGGTTGGACAGGTGAAAAGTTAGATATGGTTATGAAAGAATATCATAAGATCAAACCAAAATCTGAAACAGACACAACAGCAGAAACAGAAACAGTGAAAGAAAAGAAATAATGCAAGACGCCAGTCAACTGATAGAAACTTGGCAATTTTTCAAAGAGTACGTCGATAAGAAACAGATCGAAGTGGTGGCTGAGAAATATGTGGAAATGTGCGCCGACTACGGTGTGGAAGATGAGCAATTCAAAGAGGCCATGGGCAATGACCAAGACTTGGACAAAGCCATCATGTACTATTTGGACATAGAAGAAGACGAGGATCAGTAATGTCTGGATGGTATCAAAAGATATCCAAAGACATCAGTACCATTCCTGAAGCATTGGAATATTTCGAAAATCAATTGCAAGAAGCCAAACTGGAAATCAAAATCCGAGGCAATGTGGAAAAACAGGCAGCAGAAATGCCTGGCAATGTGGAACACAGATTCAATCAGTTACAAGAATTGGAAGCAGTGTTGGAGTATCTCAACATAGAACTGCGCAGACTGCGCAGCTCATACTTTAAAAAATATTTTGAAAATTACAACAGAGCACTCACCAGCAGAGAAGTGGAGAAGTATGTGGATGGTGAAGCAGATGTGGTGGACTATGAAAAGATCATCAATGATTTTGCACTGATGCGCAACAAATGGTTGGGTATTTGCAAAGGACTAGACCAAAAGCAATGGCAGATGACCAACATCGTCAAACTGCGTGTGGCTGGTATGGAAGACGCCAGCATCTAATCAATCAAAAACATTTTCTCAAATCAATTTCCAGCGTAAATAGCACAGCACACCGGAATCATGAAATTATTAATCAACAATAAAGAACTGGCATATTTTCTTTGCAGTCTCATCAATCATTTTGAAATTGCTCGAGGCATGGTCAAGTATGATCGCAGTGAGAGTTGGAATCAGTTAAAAAATATCAAAAGAGAAATACGACAGCACAGACGCTGGTTGAGAAAAATGCGAAATTCTGGAGAGGCTGAACAGGTGGAAGCAGCCAACCATGCCAAATGGAGTTGGGGCAAGTGGCCAGGCAAATTTGAAAAAGTTTTATATCGAGAGCTGAGCACATACGTGGGAAAAATATGGGAAATAATGGATCGTCGTCGAGCACAATATTTTGATTTGATACACAACAACATGGATCAAATAGTATCAGCACTGGGAGAACAGCGTGTGCTGAACTTATACAAACAGAGCAAATTCAAATATTTTGTCAAGAGCACTGGTGACACCATAGATCCTTGTGCAAAATATGTGCGTCGACAAAATTTTAACAATTACTCTGAGGACTGTCTAATTAGAAATACCACAGGCAATGAGCGACTGTTGACTGAAAAGATAGACCGCCAATACCCTTTTTGGTTTATAGACAGTGGCTATACCAACTTTTTAGAATCCAATAAAAAATGGCACAGACTGGTGCGTAATCACATACATCATGATCAGATGTTTGAAGCACCTGTGGACAGACTGGCCAACTTTGCCAGTTTTCCCCGACCTTGGCGTGAATCAGGAGAGAAAATACTGATCATAGAACCAGGTCCGTTTGCAGCTGGTATATTTCATGTGGATCTAAAAACCTGGAAATATGATGTGGAGCGTGAACTGAAGAAATACACAGACAAAAAGATTGTGTTTAGAGAAAAAGCAGAGAAAAAAATACGTACCAGTCTCATAGAAGAACTTAACAATGAAGATTACTACTGTGTGGTCAACATCAATTCCAATGCTGCCACAGAGGCCATTTGGAGTGGTATTCCTGTGATCACATTGGATCGTCATATCACTACCCCCGTTTCGCGCAGCAAACTGTCCGACATAAACAATCTAGCCAGACCACATCTAGCACGTTGGCTGTGTGCTGTGAGTTACAGTCAGTTTACTAAAGATGAATTATATGACGGCACTGCTATAAAAATTTTGAGGAAATATCATGTCTAAACTGACCACAGTATCATATTTAGACATACTACCCCCACACAATAAAAGTGAAGAAAAATCCAACATACTAAAATTTTTTCATCAAGGAGTTAATGCAGCAGGAGATACAGGCATATTACACAAAGGATTCAATTGCGTTCCGTGTGATGTGGCTTGTATCATGGGGTATGTACACAAAGATGGCAAACATTTGCCTCATTTGGATTTAAGACAAAAAATATTAGATTATCAAAAACAGTCTGGCAAAAAAACTCTCATAGCAGACAGCAATTTATTTTTGTATATGGATAAAAATAATCCCCAACACTATTTGCGATACAGTTTTGATGGAGTGTTTCCTACTACAGGATTTTATTTTGATAAAGATGTGGATCCTAATAGATGGATTAAAATAAGTAGAAATATGAACATCACACTGAAACCTTATAGAACACAGGGCAATCATATACTAATCTGTTTGCAACGCAATGGTGGTTGGAGTATGGCTGGACTGAGTGTGATCGATTGGTTGGATGATATCGTGAGAAAAATACAACAGATTTCCAGTAGAACTATTGTGGTAAGACCGCATCCAGGCGATAAAAAAATTATGCGTATTTTGAAATTGAAATATAAAAATGTTTCACTGAGTAATAAACCAAATTTATTGGATGATCTGCAAAACGCTTGGGCCACTGTGGTTTACAACAGTTCACCCAGCGTGGCCAGTATCATAGAAGGTGTGCCTGCATTTATTACAGACCCTGAACCCAAACACAGTCAAAGTTATTCAGTGGCCAATACTGATTTAAATCAAATAGAAAATCCCGTGTTACATGAAAGACAACCATGGCTTGAAAAAATAGCCATGTGCCATTGGAATTTTGCTGAATTACAATCTGGCGAAGCATGGAACTTTTTTAGGAGATACATATGAAATTAGAAATTATTACTAGCTTTGATCAAAAATATTATGATCTGATAGGTAAAGATGCTGTAAATTCTTGGTTGAAATATTGGCCTGAGGAGTATAGTCTTACTTGCTATGTGGAAGAATTTACTATGCCT